CAGATTACGTTTGCACAGGCTGACTCGCTACAGCGCATGGTACAGGCTGCTACGGGCAGTGTTGACACAGCACAGCAGGCTATGAACGGAGGCGGTACAACGTCTGCAGGCAGCTCTATGAGCTTGGGCGGCATCATTAAGCGTCAGAAGCGCACGCTAGTCAACTTCCAAGAGTCGTTCCTGATGCCTTTCATTGAGAAGGCTGCGTGGCGTTATATGCAGTTTGAGCCTGAGCTGTTCCCTGTTAACGACTATAAGTTTGTTGCTACAAGCACACTGGGTATTGTTGCTCGTGAGTACGAAGTAGCTCAGCTAGTACAGCTGTTACAGACTATGCCGCAAGATTCTCCTGTATACCCTGTCATTATGCAGGCAGTCATTGACAACATGAACATCACTAACCGTGAAGACTTGATTGAGACAATGGTACAGGCTCAGCAGCCTAACCCTGAGCAGCAGCAAATGCAGCAGGCGTTAGCAGAAGAAGAAAGAGCCTTTAAGAACAGCCAAACAGCGGCTCTGAACGCTCAAGCAGCAGAGTCTAACGCTAGAGCGCAGAAGATTGGTCTAGAGGCTAGAGGCGTACCTGTGGAGCTTGAGACAGACCGTATCAAGGCTATAGCGGCGTCACAGAAAGCCTCTGAGAACGATAAAGAGTTTGAAAAGAGGATGAGAATAGCTAATCTTGCTATTGATGAAAAGAAACTAGGACTAGAAGTAGCAAAGGAGTCAAGAAATGGTCAGCAATAAAGAGTTGGAAAGCGTGGTAGAGCAGATCAATGTTGCCTATGCACGGCTAGAAAAGCGTCTTGCAGCGCTAGAAGAGGCTGCTGCAGCGCCTAAAGCAAAAACTTCAAAAAAGACTTGACATTTCTTCTGTTTTGTGCTATAGTCCGGCGCTATAACATACTTGCCATAAGAAGTCAAGCATTATTGTCCTAAGGAGGATAAACAATATGAATGAGGCAGATATACAGCATTACGAGCAAATACAAGAAATGCTGATGACAGACGGGTGGAAGAACGTAGAAAAAGAAATGACCGCCCTAGAGAATGCAATAGAGGGTATTGAGTCTGTAAAGGACGCCAATGAACTCTATTACAAGAAGGGACAGCTGAACATAGCTAGGCTAATCCTCAATCTACCCCACACAGTAGATTCAGCCTTAGAAGTCCTGAAAGAGGAGTCGCAAGATGCCTAAGCGGATATATGAGTTTGTCTGCCCAGACCAACACGTCACGGAGCGCTTCATTGACGAAGAGGTACGGGAAACAGATTGCTCTGCTTGCGACAAGACAGCGTCTAGGATGATTAGTGCTGTTCAGTGTACTTTAGACCCGTTATCCGGCGACTGGCCCGGAGCGACTATGAAGTGGGCTAAGAACAGACAAGATCAGATTAAACGCGAACGCAGTAAGGAGAACTCGTAAGAGCCTTACATGACCATCAATCTCCATAATGATTTAATCACGGAGTTTAATAATGGCTACACTGATAGACATTGAAGAAACTGGACGACAGGAAGACGAAGACAACACAGTAGAAGAGTTGGACACAGTAGACTCGCAAGAGCAACCTACTGAAGAAGACATCCCAGACAAGTACAGAGGCAAAAGCGCTTCTGACCTTGTCCGAATGCACCAAGAGGCTGAGCGTATGCTTGGTCGACAGAGCGGGGAAGTGGGAGAGCTGCGGAAGGTTGTTGACGAATTTGTAATGTCACAATCCACCAAGAAGGAAGAGACTGTAGACGAGGAGGTTGATTACTTCTCCGACCCTGAAAAGGCAATACAGCAAGCAATAGAGAAACATCCTGCTGTTCAAGAGGCTCAAAAGGCGTCTATGGACATGAAGAAGTCCTCTGCTCAGGCAATGTTAAAAGAAAAACATCCTGACATGTCTGACATACTCACTGATTCCAATTTTATCAATTGGGTTAAAGAGAGTCAGTTTAGGACTAATCTATTGCAACAAGCTGATAGGAACTTTGATTACGCTGCAGCTGATGAGATATTTAGTTTGTGGAAAGACCGTCAGAGCCTTATTGGTCAAGCTGCTAATGCTGAAAAGTCTAGTAGGAACGCGGCTGTTAAGTCTGCTTCTACAGGCGGTGCTTCAGGCACTTCAGAGTCAAGTAGTAAAAAAATCTACCGACGTGCAGACATTATTAAGCTAATGAAGAACGACCCTGATCGTTACTCAGCTATGTCTAATGAGATTATGCTTGCGTATCAAGAGGGGCGTGTCAAATGATTATTTAACTAAGGAAGAAATAAGATGGCTCTAACTAAATCAGTATACCCCGCTCAAGGCGGTGCAGTTACTAACACTACTGCGGCAACGTTCATCCCAGAAATTTGGAGTGACGAAGTCCGCGCCCAGTACGAGAAAAGCCTTGTACTTGCCAACCTAGTCAAGAAGATGGGCATGACTGGCAAGAAAGGCGATACTATCAACATTCCTGCACCTGTACGTGGCACTGCTACGGCTAAGGCGTCAGGCACTGCTGTTAGCATCCAGAGCGACACTGAGGGTAACGTACCTGTACTGATCGACAAGCACTTTGAGTATTCACGTCTGATCGAAGACATCACTGATGTACAAGCACTAACTAGCCTTCGCCAGTTCTACACTGCCGATGCAGGTTATGCACTTGCTCGTCAGGTTGACTCTGATCTGCACGCNCTTGGTAAGGAAGTTGGTAACGAAGCTAGTTCTTACGTTAACGACAACTCTTACTACATTGACGCATCAACTGGTCTGACTGCTTATGCAACAGACACTGTNACAGCTNCTGACGTNTTNACTGACGCGGGTTTCCGTGCNTTGATTCAGAAGATGGACGACGCTGACGTGCCTTTCGATAACCGTTGTTTCGTTATTCCGCCTTCGCTGCGTAACGCTATNATGGGTATTGACCGCTATGTGTCTTCTGACTTCGTAAGTGGTCAGCCTGTACAAAACGGTTTGATTGGTAACTTGTACGGCATTGACGTATACGTTTCTACTAACTGTGCTGTTTCTGAAGCTGCAGGCGACAACACAGCAAACACTAACGACCTCAAAGCTGCACTGCTTATCCACAAAGACACGTTCGTGTTGGCAGAGCAAATGGGCGTTCGTTCGCAGACACAGTACAAGCAAGAGTTCCTTGCTAACCTGTACACTGCAGATCAGCTCTACGGCGTAAAGACTTTGCGTCCTGAGTCAGGCTTCGTACTTAACGTTAATGCCTAAATAGGAGTGGGGAGGCAGTGCTGCTAGTCGGTGCTGTCTCTCCTTTTCTTTATGAGTAAAAAAGACCCAAGATTAAACACGATTGGCGTTAGTGGGTATAATAAGCCCAAACGTACACCTAACCATCCTACAAAGAGTCACGTAGTTGTTGCTAAAGAAGGCGACAAAGTCAAGACTATTAGGTTTGGTCAACAAGGCGTATCAGGTGCAGGCAAAAGCCCTAAGACACCTGCAGAAAAAGCACGCCGCAAGTCATTCAAAGCAAGACACGCTAAAAACATTTCTAAAGGCAAGATGTCAGCTGCTTACTGGGCTAATAAAGTAAAGTGGTAACTAACAGGAAACTAACATGACAGTCATAGTAACCAAGAACAGCTCTACCGCCTCAGCCGTCCCAACTACGAGTGACTTGGTTCAAGGCGAACTCGCTGTCAACGTCACAGACAANCGCATCTTCACAGAGAATGCGTCTACACAGATTGTAGAGTTGGGTACTAACCCATCAACTATTACCACAGCCACTGCTANCGTTACCGGCACTCTAACCGCTAACGGTACTTTTGCATCTAGCAATGCAGTTNTGACAGGCGGCTCAATTAACTCTACGCCTATTGGTGCAACTACCCCATCGACTATTGTAGGCTCTACAATCACAGCCAACACAGGCTTTGTAGGTGGCTTAACAGGTAACGTCACAGGTAACTTAACTGGTAACGTCACTGGTAACGTCACAGGCGATTTGACAGGTAATGTTACAGGCAACCTAACAGCAGGCTCAGGAACAACTACACTCAACAACCTAGTTGTCAACGGCGCTGTAGACTTTAACGCTGCGGTACTAAGTGACTTAGGTAGCCCTGTTGTTTCTACTGACGCCGCAACTAAAGGTTATGTAGACACAGCGGTTTCTAACGTCATTGACGCTGCCCCTGCTGCTCTTGATACGTTGAACGAACTAGCCGCCGCATTAGGCGATGACGCCAACTTCTCTACCACCATGACTAACTCCCTTGCGGGTAAGTTAAACCTGTCCGGTGGTACGATGACTGGCGCGATAGCAATGGGTACGTCAAAGATTACAGGTCTTGGCGATCCTACAGCTGCACAAGATGCAGCTACTAAAACTTATGTGGACACAGCAGACGCATTAAAGCTAAACCTATCCGGCGGCACTATGTCAGGCGCTATTGCGATGGGAACTAACAAGATTACAAGCGTTGGCGACCCTACGTTAGCTCAGGATGCAGCGACTAAAGCCTACACAGACTCTATCCTTGGTTCAGCTACCTCAGCAGCAGACTCTGCCGCAGCAGCAGCCACATCAGCCAGTAACGCCTCTACTTTAGCGTCTTTTGCATCAGGCGAAGCAGACAGAGCAGTAGCTGCAAAGGTCGCTGCAGCAGCAAGCTACGATGCCTTTGATGACCGCTACTTAGG